GGGGAAGAAAGCCACACCGTCCGGGTTTCATTTCTTTCTCTGCGTAATCACGCCTAAGTTACTGGCCGGTACGGGCCCAGAGTCCTCTGAGATTTTGGATCTTCAGGGCGAGTCGTAACTCTGCGCTACGTAGCGTAGCGTCACATAGGAATCGGACGATGTTCTCGTCCGCAGTGGACACATCGGGCTTGATCACCCGATGAGGGGAGCCCCGGCGCCAAGAGGCCGGGGCTTTCCGCCTTCTTGGAGGAAATCCTCATGCCACGCATCCCCGACGTGCTCTGTGCTGGACCTTGCGGTCGCCTCATCTGGCGAGGCCGAGGCTGCCTGCCACCTGGCGAAGCGATGTGCCGACAGTGCCGCGCCGAGGCGCCGAAGCGAACGTTCGCGACCACCTGCCAGGCTTGTGGAACAAGTTTCCCGCGGCCCGCAAAGGGCAAGTCTCGGACGTGCTCGGCTGCGTGCGCTCAGGCACTGATGCTGGCCAGTCTCGGTAAGCAGCGGACATGTCGCGACTGCGGCGCGGGCGTCCTCTCGCACATGCCGGCACCTCGATGCCCGCCGTGCGACCGCGAGCGGAACCGCCGCAAGTGTCAACGACGGCGAGATGCCGGCCGCGGACGGGTCAAGCACGACGGCATGACCATCTTCGAGCTTGGCGATCGCGACAGCTGGCGCTGCCACCTGTGTCGACGCCGAGTCGATCGACATCTCAAGCATCCTGCCCCGCTCTCACCTTCATTCGACCACCTCGTCCCGGTCAGCGACGACGGAGACGACAGTCGAGCGAACCTCCGCCTGGCCCACCTGGAATGCAACTGCCGCCGCGGTGACGGCGGGATTGTGCAACTCATGCTTGTGGGGTGAGCAGCGTGACGGCCGACCGGCTGATCCTGCTACAGGCGTCCAGGGATCTCCTCGTCGACGCCCTGAACAGCGAGGACGTGAAACCCGGCGAGTTGGCCCAACTCTCTCGGGAACTGCGCGCCGTCCTGCAGGAGATCGACAAGATCCCGGGCTCGGGCGAGGTGAGCGACCTTGACCGCCTCGCTGACGACCTCGAGGAGCGCCGCCGCCGCCGGCAGACTGGGTAGCCAGGTCCCGCGGATCTGCAACGTCCCCGCCTACGAGCGGACGTACGGCGCCGAGGTCAACGACTTCATGCGCCAGATCGGCCGAGCCGGCGACGAGTGGCAAGAGCAGATCATGCTCGACTCGCACGGCGTCCGCGAGGACGACGGCCTGTGGTCGACGTACGAGCTGCTCGTCCTGGTCTCCCGGCAGAACGGGAAGGGCTGGATCGCCGAGGCGATCGAGTTGGCCGGGCTGTTCCTGTTCAAGGAGCCGCTCATCCTGCACAGCGCCCACCAGTTCAAGACGTCGACCGCGCACTTCCGCAAGCTGCAGGAACTCATCGACACCTCGGACTGGATGACGAAGCGCGTCAAGGCGATCTCGCGGTCGAAGGGCGACGAGTCGATCGAGCTGACCAAGGCCGCCGGCGGCGGACGGCTGCACTTCGTCGCCCGCACGCTCGGCTCGGGCCGCGGCCTCACCGGCAGCAAGAACGTCTTCGACGAGGCGTACGCGCTGACCGTCGGCCAGTACGCCGCCCAGACCCCGACGCTGTCGACGATCCCGAATCCGCAGATCATCTACACCTCGACGCCGCCGGACGACGACACCGGGCCGATGCCCGAGGACGCGATGCTCCCGTCGGTGCGCAAGCGGGGACTGCGCGGCGGCGAGCGGATCGCGATGTACGAGTGGTCGCCACCGAAGGGCTTCGACCGCCGCGACCCGGACGTCTGGTATGACTGCAACCCGGCCCTCGGCCGGCGCATCAAGTCCTGGTTCCTGCAGCAGCAGCTGGACGCGTTCACCGAGGCCGGCCGGCCGGAGAAGTTCGACACCGAACACCTCGGCGTCTGGCTCGACAAGGAAGACCGCGGCTGGTTCGCGTTCCGCGAGACCGACTGGAAGGTCGCCCAGGACCCCGACAGCACAAACGTCAGCCGACCGGCGTACTGCGTCGAGGCGTCCCGCGACCTCGGCACGTTCTCCATCGGCGCCGCCGGCCGGCGTGAGGACGGGCTACGGCACCTCGAGCTCGTCGACCGGTTCCCCGCCGACGTCGGCAAGCTCATCGGCGGTCTGAAGAAGCGGATCAAGACGTTCAACCCGGTAGGGATCGTTGTTGACCCGGCTGGCCCGGCCGGGTTCCTCATCCCCGACATGGAGAAGCACCTCGGGATCGAGGTCGTCAAGCCGATCGGCCGCGAGGTTGCCGCAGCGTGCGGGTCGGTGTACGTCGGCATCTCCGGGCAGGACGCCGCGGCGCGTGACGTCCGGGTCCGGCCACACGCCTCGCTCGACGCCGCTGCCCGGGGCGCCGACTGGAAAGACCGCGGCGACGCCAAGGTCTTCGACCGGCGCAACGACGACGGCCCCGACGTCGCACCGCTCATGGCCGTCACGCTCGCCGACTACGGCATCCAGGCCGCGCCGCCCCCGCCGCAGCAGTTCTTCGGATCCTGGAGGTAGCGGTGACCACCCTCGACGACCTCCTCGACACCGGAGAAGCCAAGCACGGCGAGGCGAAGCGGCAGGTCGTCGCGACGATCGGCGCCGGCTTCTACTGGAGCGGCTGGGCGCTGTTCAAGCTCGTCCGTCTCGTCCTGCTCGTGCTGGGCGGGGTGTTCTGGGCGCTCGGCTGGACCGCCCGGCGCGCCGTCTGGCCGGCGCTGGTCTGGTGCGCGGCCGCTGTAAAACTCGGCTGGGAGGACGGCCGCCGCGCCGGCGGTGCGCGTGTCCCTCGTTGACAGGATCTCCGCCCGCTCGCGTGGCGAGGTGGAGCGGCGGTACTCCGCCGACCAGTGGTTCAACGACTACTATGCGCCGTCGCAGTTCAACTTCGGCGCCGCAACCTATCCGTTCGGGCTGAACACCACCTACGCGAACACCCGCATCCAGGAGATCTCCTCCACGCTGCCCGGGTACGCGCAGGCGCTGAAGCAGTCGCCGCCGGCGTTCGCCGCCCAGATGGTCCGGGCGCTCGTCCTGTCGCAGGTCCGGTTCACGTTCCGGAACCTGCCGTCGTCCGGGACGCCGCGGCGGACGTTCGGCAACCGGGACCTCGGCGTGCTCGAGCGGCCGTGGCCGAACGCCACCACCGGCGAGCTGGTGTCGCGGATGGAGTGGCACGCCGGTCTGGCCGGCAACGCGTTCGTCCATCGGGAGCGGACCCGGCTGCGGGTGCTGCGCCCCGACTGGGTGATGGTCATCTACGGGTCGCACCAGGAACCCGACGACGCCGCGCACGCCCTCGACGGGGAACTCCTCGGGTACGCGTACTGCAACGGCGGCTTCAACTCCGGCAACCGGATCCAGACGCTGCTGCCGCCCGACGTCGCGCACTGGTCGCCGCTGCCCGACCCCGAGTCCGCCGGCATCGGCATGTCGTGGGTCACGCCTGCAGTGCGGGAGATCCGCGGGGACCTGGCAGCGACCGAGCACAAGCTGCAGTACTTCGCCAACGGGGCCACGCCGAACCTCGTGGTGAAGGGCATCCAGGCCGCGACCGCGGACCAGTTCAAGGAGATCGTCGACAAGCTCGAGGAAGGGCACTCCGGCGTCGCCAACGCCTACAAGACCCTGTACCTCGGCATGGGTGCGGATGCGACGGTCGTCGGCTCCCACCTCGGGCAGATCGACTTCGCCGCCACGCAGGGCCGCGGCGAGACCCGGATCTCCGTGCTGTCCCGGGTGCCGGCCGCGATCCTCGGCATCTCCGAAGGCCTCTCCGGCTCGTCGCTGAACGCGGGAAACTTCAACGCTGCGCGGCGGATGTTCGCCGACTCCTGGATCTACCCGACGCTGCAGGATCTCGCCGCGTCCCTCGCCCCGCTCGTCCAGGTCCCCGCCGACGCCGAACTGTGGTTCGACCCGGCCGACATGGTGGCGCTGCGTGAGGACGCCAAGGACGCCGCCGAAATCGTGCAGACGCAGATGGCCACCGTCGTCGCCGGCGTCAACGGCGGCTTCGAGCCCAAGAGTGTGCTCGCTGCGGTCAAGGGCCAGGACATCAGTCTCCTCAAGCATTCCGGGATGGTGAGCGTGCAGCTGCAGCAGCCCGGCGCCGAACCGGCCGCTCCGGCGCTCCCGGCAGGCCAGTGATGGACACGCCCCGCTGGATGACGCACCCGGGACCTGAGCGCCGCGCCGTCACCCCGGCCGGCGTCGAAGGCGGCGCCCGCCTGCACGCCTACTGGACGAAGGGCGAAGGCCTCGCGAAGTGGGCCAGCTCGCCGCACCCGTGGACGTCGCTGTACCACCACCTCGTCAAGTTCATGCCGCCGGACAAGGCGAAGCGGACCGCCGCCGAGTGGTTCCACGACGTCTTCCATTTCTGGCCCGGCGCAGATCTGAATCGCGTCACGCACGGCAAGCCGCCGCGCGGCCACAACGTCGGACCCGGCTGATCCGCCATGCAATCGCCCGCCACCAGCAAGAGGAGGTGCGTGGGCCGATGACACACGCCCTGACGACCCGCGCGTATGCCGACCCCGGCCTGCGCGCCGACGATCGGCCGCGATACCCCATCGACACCGCGGAGCACTGCCGAAGCTCGTGGGACGCGATCCACCAGTCCAACGACGCCGGCATGTACACCGGGGCGGAGCTCGCCGACATCCGTTCCCGGATCCGCGGTGCAGCGTCCCGGCTCGGCGTCGAGCTGCGGTACAACGACTTTCACGCACCGGCCGGCAGCTCGACCGGCGGCCAGTTCTCTTCCGGGGGCGCCAGCAAGAGCAGCGCGCAGAAGCCCGTGGCCAAGAAGGCGGCACCGAAGACGGGCACGGCGCACCGGCCGGCGTCGCACGCCTCGAACGGAAGCTTCGCCTTCGACGGCAAGCGCGGCCCCGGCTACGGAATGAAGAACGGCGACCCGAAGGTCAAGTCGCTGCAGGACACTCTCGTGCGGCTCGGCCTGGCCAAGAAGGGCGACCGGGCACTCTCCGACGGCAAGTACGGCCCCAAGACGTCCGCCGCGGTGAAGCGCGCACAGAAGGCGCTCGGGATGAAGGCCGACGGGGTCGCCACCCCGGCGTTCATCGCGAAGCTCGCCGCGACGAAGGCGCTGCCGCACCGTTCGGCCGGGCTTGACCTGTGCGTGCGGTCGTTCGGCTTCGAGTTCGAAGAGCGCGCCGGCGGCGACGGCCGGACCCTCGAGGGCTACGCCGCGATCTTCAACTCCCCGACCCGGATCCGGGACATCGGCGGCGACTTCGACGAGGTCATCCACCCGGGTGCGTTCGGCCGGTCGCTGCGGTCGCGGGCCCCGATCCTGCAGTGGGACCACGGCAAGGACCCGCGCGTCGGCACCGTGCCGATCGGCGCGATCCAGGACCTGACCGAGGACTCGAAGGGCCTGCACGTGCGGGCGCGGCTGTTCGACAACGACGTGGTCGAGCCGGTCCGCCAGGCCATCGAAGCCCGCGCCATCAAGGGCATGAGCTTCCGGTTCGGGGTGCCCGAAAAGGGCGACGAGTGGAGCCGCCGGGCCGGCGACGTGGACCTGCGCGGCATCCGCGACGCCGACGTCCACGAGCTCGGCCCCGTCGCGTTCCCCGCCTACGACGACACCAGCGTCTCCGTGCGGTCACTGCTCGCGCAGTGCGACCCCGACGAACGGCGCTCCCTCATCCGCGAACTCGCCGAGGAACTGCGGCAGTACACGGACCTCTCAGACCTCGCCGGGCAGTCGGACGCATGGAGCGACGACGGCGGCGAATCAGGCACCGGCCAGGAAAACGGCGATGGGCCACCAGCACCAACCCCACACCTCCGCCAGCGCCTCGACGACGGCGCCCTCAGAACACGAGGAATCCTGTGACCATCGACATCCTGCCCGAGCTCCGGGACAAGAACCCCGACAGCTTCGGTGCCGGCACGCCCGACGAACTGCGGGGCATGACCCCCGACGACCTGCAGAAGTACGTCGAGGTCCTCGACGCGCACCTGCGTTCCATCCACCAGGACGAGAACACCGGCGAGCTGCGGGACAAGAGCCCCGACGAGCAGAAGGCGTTCGACTACGGCCTGAAGCTCCGCGACGCCGCGATCACGAAGATCGAAGAGCACCGCGCCGTCCAGGAGGTCTTCTCCCGCCGGCCGAAGGCCGTCGAGTCGGCCATGCTGAACCTGCGCAACCGTGACCGCGACGACCCGGGCGGCAGCGTGCGCCGGATGTCCGTCGCCGAGGCCCGCGACCGGGCGCTGCGCATCCTGGACGACCGCAACGCGGCCTCGCACCTGCAGTCGTACGAGCAGGACCACGTCGAGAAGCAGGTGCGCACCTCGACCGACATCGCCCGCCGCATCATCGTCACCGAGAACGACGACTACCGCGAGGCGTGGCTGAAGCTCGTCACCCGCCCGAACGGGCACATGTTCCTCACCGACGAGGAGCGGCACGCCGTCCGCGCCTGGGACGAGTACCGGGCGATGTCGGAGGGCACCACGACGGCCGGCGGCTTCGGCATCCCGGTGTTCATCGACCCGTCGATCATCATGACGGCGCAGGGGTCGGACAACCCGTTCCTGAAGATCGCCAAGCAGGTCGACGTCAACACCAACGCCTGGAAGGGCGTGTCGTCCGCGGGTGTCACCTGGAGCTTCGACAACGAGGCCGCCGAGGTCTCCGACGACTCCCCGACCCTCGCGCAGCCGTCCGTCACGGTCTTCATGGCCCGCGGCTTCATCCCGTACAGCATCGAGGTCGGCCAGGACTACCCCGGCTTCGCCGCCGAGATGTCGACCCTGCTGCAGGAGGGCTACGACGAGCTGCTCGTCGACAAGTTCACCCGCGGCTCCGGCACCGGCGAGCCGAAGGGCATCCTCACCGCCCTGTCGGCGAACACCAACGTCCGGGTCACCGTGCAGACCTCCGGCACGAACTTCGGCGCGAACGACCCGTACAACGTGTGGAAGGCGCTGCCGCAGCGGTTCCGCCGCAAGGCCGCCTGGCTGATGTCCGTCGACGTCAACAACAAGGTCCGCCAGATCGGCACGGCCAACGTGTTCCACGCGTTCACCGAGAACCTGCCGGCCGAGTGGGCCGACATGCTGTTCGGCAAGCAGACCTACGAGTCGCCGTACATGCCCGACACGACCACGAGCACGTCGGCGACGACCGGCCTCGCGGTCGTCGGCGACTTCTCCAACTACGTCATCGCCCGCCGCGGCGGCATGTCGGTGGAGCAGATCCCGATGCTGTTCAACACGGCCAACAACCTGCCTTCCGGTCAGCGCGGCTGGTTCGCGTACAGCCGCATCGGCGGCAACTCGGTCAACGACCTCGGCTTCCGGCTCCTCGTCAACACCTGACCGAACTCCGGCGGGCGCTTCGGCGCCCGCCGGATCGGGTACCACGTAAGGCATGCAGACGGCGAACGCCCCGAAGGGGAATCAGTTGAGCGACACGAAGACCACCGACACGAAGTCGGACGCGGCCGCGAAGGCCGGACTCAAGGACAGCGACCAGGCCAAGACCGACCACCCGGGCGAACTGGCACCGGCCGGCCAGTCCGGCGACCCGGCGATCCAGAAGCTCCTCGCCGACCGGCAGGCGCACGTCATGAACGCCGGCATCGAAGAGGACCCCGAGGTGAAGGCGCGCCGCGACGCAGCCCTCGAGGCGATCAAGGACATCGACGAGAAGCTCGGCAAGCTCGGCTACACCGCCAAGTAGCACCACCCGACCGAAGCCCCGGACCCGTGCTGTCCGGGGCTTCGCCGTACCCGGAAGAGGCCATCCCCCATGCAGATCGTCTACGCCAAGGACTGGGTCCGCGCAGCCAACCAGACCTTCCCGCCCGGCAGCCACTGGCCCGCCGACGACCCCTTCGTCCAGGCCAACCCCGCCGTGTTCTCCGAAGACCCGCGCTACCACCTGGCGTTCACCGAGCCGCGCGACTACTACCTCGACCCGAGCCTCGACGTCCCCGTCGAAACCGCGACCGCCGCGCCGGGCGAACGCCGCAACGCACGCCGGCCCTGATCCCCTCCGGCCGGCCGCACTCGGGATGGTCCGCCGGCCGGAGGTCATCCCTCCAAATCCATCCCGCCCCGACCATCCCGAAGGACCATCCCGTGACCGAACCACAGCTCGGCGAGCCCGTCACCGCGGCGTTCATCGAGAACGGCCGCACCGTCAACTACAACTTCTTCCACTCCTGGACGCAGCTCCTCGGCTACGACATGGGCAACCAGTGCCGGATCTGGCGTGGCAGCTTCATCGACATCCGCTGCGGCACCGACGGGCTCGTCGACGGCCGCAACCAGGCCGTCGAGCAGTTCCTGACCGACCGCAAGGCCGAATGGCTGTGGTGGATCGACACCGACATGGGTTTCGCGCCCGACACCGTCGACCGGCTCCTCGAGGCCGCCGACCCGGTGCAGCGGCCGATCGTCGGCGCGCTGTGCTTCGCCTCCATCGAGAAGGCTGTCGACGGCATGGGCGGCTGGTCGACCGTCACCACCCCGACGGTGTTCGACTGGGCCCAGGACGGCGACGCGGAAGGGTTCGCGGTCCGCTGGGACTACCCGGCCAACACCCTCGTCCGCTGCGTCGGCACCGGCTCGGCCTGCATCCTCATCCACCGATCGGTGTTCGAGAAGATGCTCACCGCCGCGGCCGCCGAGCCGAAGTTCGGCGCCTGGTACGACCGGCGCATCAACCCGTCCACCGGCCAACGCATCGCCGAGGACCTGTCGTTCTGCGTCCGCGCGGCCGCGCTCGACATCCCCGTCTACGTCCACACCGGCGTCCCCACCACCCACGCGAAGCCGGCCTGGCTCGGCGAGCAGGCCTACTGGCAGCACCGGGCCGTCAACCCGGCGCCGTGGAAGCCGGAACCGAAAACGGAGCCGGCCAATGCCTGACCTCGTCGTTATCGTCCCCTCGCGCGGGCGCCCGCAAGCTGCCCGCGAGCTCGCCGACGCGTTCGCGGCGACGTGCACCGCCGACACGCGGCTCATGGTCGCCGTCGACGAAACGGACCCGGCCCTGCCGCATTACGAAGCGGCGATCAGGCAAGCCAACGGCCGGACGGCCGACGTGATGTCGTGCCCGTCGACGACCATGGTCGAAGCGCTCAATCACGCCGCCAGCGTGCTGGAGTTCGGGCCGTGGTTCGCAGTCGGGTTCATGGGCGATGACCACCGGCCCCGCACGCGGGGCTGGGACGCGGCCTACATCGAGAAGTTGCGCGAGCTCGGCACCGGCATGGTGTTCGGCGATGACCTTATCCAGCACGGCAACCTGCCGACGCAGATCGCAATGACGTCCGACATCGTCGCCGCGGTCGGCTGGATGGCCCCGCCGGACCTGGTCCACATGTACGTCGACAACTGGTGGCTGCAGCTCGGCATGCGGACCGGCTGTATCCGCTACCTCCCGGACGTCGTGGTCGAGCACGTCCACCCGGTGGCCGGGAAGGTCGAGTGGGACGAGGGTCACACGCGCGTCAACCACCCGTCGATGTACCAGCGGGACGCGGCCACGTTCGCCCGGCTGCAGGTTCACGAGATGCCGCGCGCGGTGGGCAAGGTCCGGACGCTCCGCACGGCGAGCGCGCGGTGAGGCGGCGGCTGCGGGGGACGCACACGCCGGAACGCCTGGCGGAGATGTACGCGACCCCGCACGACCACACCCGCTGGCCAGATCACGTGCAGCGGATCGAGGCGACCATCGCGGCCGCACGGACCGTCGGCCCGGTCGGCACGGCGGCGGACCTGTCCTGCGGGTCCGGCGCGGTCGTGAAGGCGGTCGACGCGCAGCAGCGGATCCTCGGCGACATCGCGCCCGGCTTCGAGATCACGGGACCGCTCGAGCAGACCCTCGAAGGCCTGCCGCACGTCGACCTGTACGTGTGCACCGAGACCCTCGAGCACGTCGACGACCCCGACACCGTGCTCAAGCAGATCCGGGCCAAGGCCGGCGCGCTGGTGCTGTCGACGCCGGTCGACAACTGGTCGGACCCGAACGAAGAGCACTACTGGGCGTGGTCCCGGCACGACGTCGAGGGCATGCTCGCGGACACCGGCTGGACCGTCGACTCGTACAGCGCGCTCGACTTCACCCAGCATGGGCCCTGGTTCTACTGCTTCGGGATCTGGGTGTGCCGATGAGCGAGCACAAGCTGTTCACCGGCGACGTCGCCGACGTCTCCACGGCAGCGTTCCACGAGCACCGGGAGCGGGCACCGCACCTCGAGCAGCCCGGCCACGTCGACCGGCTCACCACCGCCGCGCAGTTCGTGTTCATCGCCGCGAACCTCGGCGGTCGGACCGTCTCCGACCTCGGCTGCGGCGATGGCGGGCTGCTGTCGCTCGTGCAGTCGAAGCTGACAGTGTGGGGCTACGACTTCGCCCCGGCGAACATCGCCGGCTGGGAGGAGCGGGGCGTCACCGCCGAGTTCGCGGACGTCTTCGGCGCCGACCGGAGCAATGTGACGTTCGGCGAGACCACCGTCCTCACCGAGGTCCTCGAGCACCTCACCGACCCGCACGGCGCAGTCCGGTGGATCGGCGGGCACTCGCGGTTCATCGTCGCGTCGTCGCCGTGGGACGAGAACCCCGAGCACCACGACGAGTGCCATGCGTGGGCGTGGGACCGCGACGGCTACGCCGCACTCATCGAACAGGGCGGGTACCGGATCCTCCACCACCTGAACGTCGGCCGATTCCAGGTGGTGCTGGGGATGCGCTCGTGAAGGCCCTCGTCACCGGCGCGGCCGGCTTCCTCGGCCGGCACTTCACCCGCGCGCTGCAGGCTCGCGGGTACACGGTGGCCCGCTGCGACACCCGGCTCGGGCTCGACGCCGGGCAGATCTTCGCTGGCCGGCTCATGGTCGGCGCCGTCCACGACCTCGTCGTGCACTGCGCCGCAGTCGAACCCCACCGCGCTGCGATCGACGGCCAGCCGATGCACCTCGCGCAGAACCTGGCCCTCGACGCGGCCATGTTCGACTGGGCGGTCCGGACGGGCCAGGAGCAGGTCCTCTACATCTCCTCGAGCGCGGCCTACCCGATCGACCTCCAGGACGACTGGGCAACGGCCCGCGAGCTGCGCGAGGCAGACATCGTCAGCGAGCGGCGGAAGAACATCGGATCGCCCGACGCCGGCTACGGGTGGCTGAAGCTGACCGGCGAGCGGATGGCGCTCGACGCCCAGCGGGCTGGCCTGCCGGTGAACATCGTCCGGCCGTTCTCCGGCTACGGCGAAGACCAGGGCGAGAACTGGCCGTTCGGCGCGTTCATAGCCCGCGCGCGGCGCCGCGACAACCCGTTCGTCATCTGGGGCGACGGCACTCAGGTCCGCGACTGGATCCACGTCTCCGACCTGGTCGCTGGTGCGCTCGAGGTCATCGACCAGGACGTGCGGGAGCCGGTCAACCTGTGCACCGGGATCGGCACCTCGATGGCCGAGCTCGTGCAACTCGCGTGCAAGACGGCCGGCTACGACCCGGACATCGAGCTGCGCACCGACAAGCCGGCGGGCGTGGCGTACCGGGTCGGCGACCCGGCCAAGTTCCACCAGATCTACACGCCGAAGGTGTCCATCGCCGAGGGTGTCGAGCGGGCGCTGGCCTGATGGACATCACGGTGGTCGTCGCGTCGATCCCGCAGCGGCACGGGGCCGGCGGCCCGTACGAGCGGGCAATCGCGTCGCTGCGGGCGCAGACGTTCAAGCCGGTCAAGGTGCGTGTCGTCCTCGACCAGGACGGGCTGGGGGCAGCCGCGACCCGCAACCGGGCGCTGGCCGGGGTCACCACCGAGTACTGCGCGTTCTTGGACGACGACGACGAGCTGTACCCGAACCACCTGAAGCTGCTCGCCCGCTGCGCGCGGCTGACCGGGGCGGACGTCGTCTACCCCGGCTACGACGCCGACGAGGACCTCGTCAACTGCTTCGGCCTGCCGTACGACGCCGACATGCTGCAGCGCACCAACTTCATCCCGGTCACCACCCTGTGCCGGACGGAGAAGATCCTCGCCGCCGGCGGCTTCCAGGAACACCCGGACGTCAACGGGGACCCGTGCGAGGACTGGGGCCTGTGGCTGGCCATGGCCGGCCAGGGCGCCAGCTTCGTGCACCTGCCGGTCAGGACGTGGCGCTGGCATCCCGGCGGGACGAAAGGCAGGCCAGACCGATGAGCGATCCGACCGACGAGCAGCCGCCGACAAATCGGTTCGAGCTCGTCATCACCGCCGAAGCCGAAGTGGTCAAAGCGGCACCAGCACCAGACGAGGAAGAGGTCGAGTAGATGGCTGTCGGACTGTCCGCGGTGAACACGGCGAACGCCTGGCTGAACGTGCTGCGCGGCACCTCCGCCGCGACGTTCACCGCCGTGACGACCCTGTTCGTGCAGCTGCACACCGGCGACCCCGGCGCCTCCGGCACGTCGAACGTGTCATCCGTCACGACCCGGCCATCGCTGAACTTCGGCGCCGCATCCGCCGGCTCGCAGTCGGCGGTCGCGACGCTGCCCTCGTGGGCGACGTGGGCCGGCACGAACGGCGAGGTCGTCACCCACATCTCGGTGTGGGGAGCGTCCTCGGCCGGCACCTTCTACTACTCGGCCGCGCTCACCGCGAGCAAGACCGTGAACACCGGCGACACCCTGAACCTGACGTCGCTGACGGTGGCCCTCACTCCCATCGCTGCCTGAGCGGAGACCTGATGAGCATCGGATACGCCGTCACGAAGGTGGACGTCGACAATCGGATGGGCGTGCTGATCACCGCCGCCCGGCAGTCGCTGCTGGACTGCGTGGCGTTCAAGAAGTGGCTCGACGACGCCGCGCTTGGCACGGACGCCTTCCTCACGACGTTGGGGTACAGCGCCGGAGAGATCACGACGATCCGGGCCGCGTTCACCGCGATGAACAACCTCAACAACATCGCCCGCGGCACCGGCACGCAGGCGAGCGTCAACGACTTCTTCTTCGACGCGAAGAAGCTCACCGGCATCAACCAGTAGGCGGGGTGAGCCGTGGCGCTCGCGATTGACGCCTCCACCCCGGCGATCGCAGTCCAGTCCAACGGCGCGACCGCCACCGTCGCCACCGCGAGCTTCACCCCGCCGGCCGGGTCGACGCTGCTGATCCTCTACAGCGCCAACTCGATCGACCCGACGTCGCCGGGCGCACCGACGATCACCGACAGTCTCGGCGCGCACCTCACCTATACCCTCCGCGACCACTCGATCCGTTCGGACACCCCCGCCGCGGACGGTCAGGCCGCTTCGTGGACCGCGCCGGTCGCCAGCTCGGCAGCGATGACGGTCACGGTCACCAACCAGGCGGCATCGGGCGGTCGGCACGCTGCGCTGTGCGTCATCGTCCTCACCGGCGCCCACGCGACCCCGGTCGGCGCGCACGGCGAGTCGGGATCGATCTCGACCGCTACCGTCAACGCTTCGTACACCGCGCAGGCGACGTCCGGCTGGGGCTTCTCCGCGATCGCCGACTGGGGCGCGACCGGCGTCATGACCGCCGGCACCGGCACTACCCGGATCGGCTCGGCCGCGGTCGGTGCGCCCGATTACGACTACGGCTTCTTCCGCCGCACCGCCGCCGACGACAGCAACGGCGTCAGCAACACCGTCAACGCCAACCTCGGCGGCACGTCGACGAGCGTCCGCTGGGTGTACATCGAGGTCGTCCCGGCCGGTGGGTCGACGCTCAGCGCGGACGCCACCCTCACAGCGGCAGTGGCAGCCACCGCAGCCGCCACGTCGACGAAGCCGGTCGACGCGAGCCTCACCGCGACGGCCGCCGTCACACCAGCCGCGGCCAGCACCAAGCCGGTCACCGCGACGCTCAACGGCACGGCGACGATCACATCCGCAGCCTCGACCACCAAACCGGTCGACGCAAGCCTGACCGCCACCGCCACGCTGACGCCGGCGGCGGCCACGACGAAGCCGGTGGATTCGACCCTCACCGGAACGGCCACGCTCACCGCGGCCGCCGCGAGCACGAAGCCGGTCGACGCGACCCTGACGGCCACCGCAACCCTCACGGCCGCCGCCTCGGTCACGCCGGCCGGCAAGAACATCGACGCCGCGCCGACGTTCACCGCAGTGATCACGCCGGCCGCTGCGTCTACGAAGCCGGTCGCCGCCAGCCTCGCCGGTGTCGCAACTGCCACCGCCTCGGCCGCCGGATCCAAGCCGGTCGACGCCTCGCTCGCGGCCACGGCCAGCGTGACCACAGGTGCGGCCGGGACCAAGCCGCTCGACACGACGCTCACCGCGACGGCCACCATCACCGCCGGGGCTGGTGTCACGCGCGGTATCGCTGCCACCCTCACCGCCGCGGCGACCGTCACAGTCACGTTCTCCGGCGGCGGCTCCACTGCGAAAGCCACGTCCACCGCCGCCGTCACGGCCGGCCGCACCTCCACTGCGGCGGTCGGCGCGCTCGCCACATCCGTCGCTGCGGTCGCCGCCAACCGCACCAGCACACCGGGGGTGACGTGATGGGCACCGTCTTCTTCTCCGACGCCAACGAGCTCGCAACGGTCAGCAACGTCTTCAAGGTCAACGGCGTCGCCACGGACCCGACCGCTGTCACACTCACCATCACGTCCCCGACCGGCGTCACCACCACCCCAACCCCGACGCATACCGGCACCGGGGCGTACTCCACCGACGTAACCTCCAACGAGGCCGGCACCTGGCAGTACCTGTGGGAAGGCACCGGCACCGCTTCTGATGCCACGGCTGGGACGTGGGAAGTCCAGGAGACCCAACTCGGCCGGCTGTACTGCACGTTCGAGGCGCTCAAGTCCCGGCTCGGGATCACCAACACCGACGACGACTTCGAGATCTACGACGCGTGCTTCGGGGCGTCCCGGTGGATCGAGACCCACTGCGAGCGGCACTTCTGGCGCACCGCGTCCACCGAGGTCCGCACGTTCGTCCCCGATGACTGGTACTGCCTGAAGCTCCCCGAGTTCAACGACCTGGTCAGCATCACCACCTTGAAGACCGACGCCGGTGGCGACGGCACGTTCGGCACCACCTGGACGACGGGCCAGTACCAGCTGCTGCCGCTCAACCCCACCGCCGCGCCGGAACGCAGGCCGTATACCCAGATCAAGGCCCTCGGTCAGACGTTCCCCGTCCAATGTGGAACGGGCATCCGGACCGACAGCGTCCAGATCACCGGCGCGTTCGGCTGGCCCGCGGTCCCCGCCGCGGTTAGGACGGCGGCCCGGATCATCGCCGCCGAGTACTACCGGTACAAGGACGCACCGCTCGGTGCGGGAGGGCAAGGCGAGTTCGTGCTGCCCGTCACCAACAACTCGGAGCGGGCCAAGGCGATGCTCGCCGCCTACCGGCGCAACGCGGTGCTGGTCGCATGACCGCGACCCTGATCCAGGCGCGGCAGGCTCTCGCCGGCGTGCTCGCCGGAGTCGACGGGTTCCGGGAGACGTATCCGCACTTCCAGCTCACCGTCAACCCGCCGTGCGCGATCGTCGAATACCCGCCCGGACAGTTCCTCAGCTTCAAGGAATCCTTCGACGACGAACGCACCGTGCAGCTGGCCATCACGCTGCTCGTGCCGCGTGGGCAGGACCGCTCATCGTCGGAGCTGATCGACGGCTGGCTGGAGAAGAGCGGACCGACGAGCATCTTCGCTGCGGTCCAGGCCGACCCGACCCTCGGCGGCGTCGTGCAGTCGTGTGCGGTCACCGCGGCCGCCGACTACGGCACCACCGCATGGTCGGACACCACCTCGTATCTCGGCTGTCAGATTCTCCTCGAGGTGTACCTGTGAGATGGCTCCTCGTCCACCCGGGCCCGCACTTCTCGGTGGCGGACCTGTACATCGGCTGGCAGGAGGCACTCAGGTCGGCCGGCGAAAAGGTACTCGCCTATCCGCTGGG